TACATGGGTGGAATGAAAGAAGCAGATTTAACCGAATCCAGTAAAAAACAAATTATATTCGCGACGTTCAGTCAGGCACACGAGGGACTCGATATACCCAGCCTTGATACGGTCATTCTCGCAACCCCTAAATCAGATATTGTTCAGTCTATAGGTCGTATCATGCGCGAAACGGACGGTAAGAAGAACAATCCACGCATATACGATATTTTAGATCAATGGTCGGTATTTTTTGCCATGTACAATAAACGTTTACGTGTGTATCGACAGGGTGGATTTAATATACCCGATCAACCGAAGGAAGATGCAGGTGACTTTCTCCCCGGAAAATGTCTCGTACAACTATAAGAATGGGACGTTGTTCAGTCGGACGATCCACACAAAAATACACCGGTGGAGGGAGTGGTGGCGCGGATTTAAGTTCTATTCTCACGGCGCATGGCGACATGATCTACGCAGATTCAAGTGTAGAGGCCGCCAAAGTGTCTATAGGACAAACAACGGGGCACGTTCTTACTATAACAGGGGCGGGTGAAGTTGATTGGCGAGCTATATCTTTATCCGGTGGTCAAGTTGGTAACTTGCAGCAAGTGACGACTAACGATGCAAACACAGATGTAACAGTAGAACTATCTAACTTGACCACTTCATTGATTACAAGTGGAAATGTGTTGGTGAGTGGGGTGGGTAGTAATGTGACGGCATCTAAATTTATAGGAAGTGGTTTAGAATTAACTGGTGTCGCATTCGCCACGGATTTAAATAGCAATTCTTCTAGAATTAGCAGTCTTGAAACGGCGACTATAATTTCAAATTCTTCCACTATAACGACGGGGTTCACGCAGGGTGATATCATATACGCGAGTGCTGATAATGTACTCAATAAACTTGCCTTAGGAACAACTGGACAGGTTTTAAAGAGTGATGGTACGGATGTCGTGTGGGGTACGGATATAGGTGGTTCTTCCGGTACAGCAGTATGGACAGCCAATAATGTAAATGGAAAAATTCATTATTCTTTGGGTAATGTGGGAATAGGAGTCGCGGATCCGCAATATTTATTAGATTTACCTTCGACGGGTACAGTAAATGCTGGATTTTTTATAGGTGATGGTGGTGGACTTTCCAATCTTACCTCTGGGAGTCAATGGACCGGTACTACCACAATTCATTTTAGTGGGAACGTAGGGATAGGTACGACAGATGTTTCTAAAACGCTCAGTATCGGATCCAACGTTTCTATAGATGATACAGGAGCGGATAAATTGGCCGTAACTGGAAACGTATACGTATCGAGAAACTTAACGGTTGCTGACGATATAGATGTGAACAGAGTTCACGCTCGTAATATTTTTATAAAAAACGTAGAAGTTGTAGCAGAGCGTCCCGTAAAACAAAGATAATAAAATTATTATTCTATTATAATGAGTGCTCACTGGGTCCAAACGTCGCCGACACCAACAAACACGTATTGGGCAGGTGAAAAACTTGGTGGGTATTCAACATTGGTAGGAAGGACGGTTACTTCGGAATTTGGTAGAGGTTTAGATACGAGTTTCGATGGGCGTCGCGTTATTGGCGGTGCACCCGGATGGGGCCCAAATACAAGCGCTGGTTCGCGTGGACAAAACAGGGGATATGTCGAAATTTTCGATTATAACGCGACTAATGATACATGGGGAACGATTCCGGGTGGGTACATAGAAAGCCCTGATACTACGACTGGGCAAGTCGGCACGCAAGCCGCTGACGCTAGATCGAGGTTGCCTGATGATGATAAAATATATCAGGCCGTCGGTGGTGGTGGACTTTTCGGTGAAAGTGTGTCTATGAATTGGGACGGAGATAGAATAGTTGTAGGAGCCCCGGGAATAAACAAAGTATACGTTTATGATTATAACGGAACGAGTTGGGGAACACCCCAAACTATATCTGCTGCTTCGGGAATAACTTCTTTTGGGCACTGTGTTTCTTTATGTGGTGATGAAGGTGATAGATTTGCAGTGGGTGCTCCCGAAGAAAATAAAGTATACGTGTACGAAAGACTCGGAACGGCAACTTCATTTACACTCGCATATACCGATAATGGTTCGAGTCTAACAAATAGTTTACCTCGTCAGTACGGTGGAAATATAACTTTAAATTCTGGTTATAATGGTTATGGGTATCATGTAAAAATGAGCGATTTTGGGGATCATATGGTCGTGGGCGCCCCTGGTACACATATAAGCAACCTCAACTCCAGTATGCATAGTGGAACGGCAAACTATTACACTATGTGTTGGGCAACAGGTGAGTCGGTAAGTGGCGGTTATCATCCTCATAGAGCGATGAGATATTCAACTAACTCAATCATCAATAGTAGCACAACGAGCGCGGTGTTCATCGCGGATCGATACGGCGGCGGAGATCCGATCGGTGGGTTTGGGTTCAGAACACCCCAGATAGGGCAGGTTAGAATTATGAAATGTACTCCAGATACAAGTTGGAGTACACCTAACGCGGTTACACAAATGGGGAACCTTATTCCTGGTTACGATGCAGGTATTGTTAAGGTGGATACTTTTAATAATAACGCGTCCTCATCATTCGGTGGATTCGGAACTACAGTACAAATAAACCCGGAAGGTACTCGAATAGCCGCGGGTTCACCTTTTTATAAATTTTCAACTCCCCCCGACGATCAAGCTCGTCACGGACGAGTCGACGTTTTCGATTATGACAGTATTACGAATACATGGGTAAATAGTTATCCAGCAGGAACTCTCGCATCTGAAAATGGATGTATGGTGGGTCAGGTGGCCATGGCCTCGGATGGTAGTCGCATTTTTTTAGGAGGAGTACATTCTGCATTCATAACAACAACGTTCGATTACACGGGAAAAGATTGGTTTCAAACCGAACCTTTCATTATAAGTGGTGGAGATATTAACGAAATAGGTGGTACAGGTCATTTACCAAACATTATAGCCGGCGCACATCATTATCAAAATTATAGAAATGTGTGTAAAAGTGGTGAACTGAATTTCGTATCTGTACCTGGATACAATAACACTGGCGGCTATCCTCATGGCTCTTATGTAACCGCAAGAGGTCTCATTCTCGTTTATAAACATACACTCACATCTCTTTTCAAGGGTAATTCTTTATTTGAAGGATTTGTTAAATGTAATGAATTGGCTATAGGAGGTGCTTCTAATGGTACAAAAACCCAAAGATTAGCTTTCGGTGGGGTCACGGGAGATGATTTTGAAAGTGCAACAACTATTGAAACGCGTTATTTGGGGTTTGAAAGTACTGCTACTACCGGACATCAATCAGAATTAATAATCTCTAAATGGTCAACCGATCCTATGAGCTCGAGTATAACCGGACAGCCTTCGATGCAGCACCTTTCGTACGGAAACGTTACGGGTCTTCAAACATCTGCCAACCCGAATAGAGTGACAAAAGAAACATCTGGAGATAGGATTAGGTTAAAAGCTCCAAAAATAGAATTTCACTTAACAGCACCCGGAGACTGGTCGGGGTTCTCCAAGTATAGAGAAGCTCCTGTTATGACTTTGGTTTCCACAGAAAATTGGCCGTACCTAGTTGAACAAAACAACCTAGCAGCAAACCCAAACCCGGCCATGCGTTTGGTAAACATACGTACGTGTCATAATGCATCAAATGTACACGCAGGTTTACGATTGACAGCTTCTAATGCCGCTGGTTATAAATTAAGTGGTAGGTTCAATCAAGATAGAATGACTCCAGATGATGGCAACGAATATACTTTTTCACCTGATAATAATGGTTGGCTTCATCTTCTCAGTGGTCAATCTGGTCAGGCAAACATGTACGGGAGTCATGCAGGTTTAAAAGTGGGTCATCTTTATGCAGCGGGTTCGACCAGATATTCCAGTGATGATCGTCTTAAACATTTTGAAGAAGAAATACCCGATTGTTTAGAGTTGATAAATCAATTAAATCCTTATAAATATAAGAAAACTCAAATAAAATATACCGAAGATTATACCGGAGACGTAGGTACCGAAGATAAAGATTGGAATTGGGAAATAGGTTTAATAGCTCAAGATATAAAGAAAATATCTTACCTAGAATTTACCGTGAAAGATCCCGATCCATTAGCTGAAGATATTTATTCATTAAATTATAACACTTTTATAGGTGTATGTCTCCAAGGTATAAAAGATTTACATAACCGTCATCAACCAGAAATTGCTAAAGTGGCAACCCTCCAATCAGATCTCACCATAGAAAAGGAGAAGGTGGCAACCCTCCAATCAGATCTCACAACCCTCCAATCAGATCTCACCATAGAAAAGGAGAAGGTGGCAACCCTCCAATCAGATCTCACAATAGAAAAGGAGAAGGTGGCAACCCTCCAAACAGACGTCGCCGTAGAAAAGGAGAAGGTGGCAACCCTCCAAACTGACGTAGATCGCGAAAAATTAAAAACGTTAAATTTACAAGAACGAATATTAGTCATGGAACAAGCGTACCATGCCCTACTGGAACGAGTTTCGGATTTGGAAAATTCGTGATTGTTTCGCACATTTTAGGCATACGACTAAAATGGGTAAAACAAGTTTACTTCTTAATAGAATCCATCGCGGCTAACGCGATAACCCCGACGATGAAAAACATGACGACATAGTTGCACTCTGTTGTTTCATCGACGACGGGCTGAGCTTTTTGCTTCACGACTACCTCCTGTTTAATAGGTGGAGGCTGCGGAGGTCCGAACGGCTCATCAAAGTCGATCGGACAGTAGCCTATCATTTATAGTATATTTATAAATTTATTTCAACCTTCTTCTTACGAGTCCTCCCCTTTGTGGTCTTTAGTGGACCGACCTTTACCTCCTTTACATCCCCATCTTCAGTCTCTTCTGGATCTTTCGCAGAAACGATATCAGATATATCGTCATCCTCTTCCAAATCTACCGGAGGTCGTGGTATTAGGTTTGTGGTGTTCATGGCTTGTGCGGGTGGCATCATGATATTTCCCATTAGGCTCGAAATGTCGAGTCCGGGACCCTTCATTTCATGACGATCCCCTGATGGGGAAGATGCGGATGGCTGGTTCGTCATTGTGTTCTGTACAGCACTCATCATATTACCAACCAATCCAGGGTTCTGCTTCATGACATCATTTACGTTAGGCATGACCGATTTAAACATACTATTGGTAAGATGGAACATCATAGCGGATCCTCCGAGCATCATTATCAGCTTGACCTCTGGAGCGACGTGCATCTTTGTTCGGTATTTCACATATAGTTCCTCGAAAACCTCATCGTAATCATCTTGATTTTCCATGAGATTCTCACTCCAGCCATCGAGTTGAAGCTCGAATGGATTGTAGCGTTTATTCATAAACTCAAGACCAGTTACACATGCGATGAGCATTCGTCTAGAAAATTTGATAGATTTATCTACATCTATGCTGTACGTAATACGCTTAACCTCGGTTCTGAGTTCATCTACGGGGGAATAAACGTTTAATCGCTTATTAATGGTAAAACCACGCTTTTCCAAACGTCCGAGCTTATTCACAAGATCAGCCTTTTCCTCATCGACCGTCTTATATCCGGGAGATGGCTTTTCTTCCTGCTCATCCATGGGACCACTATAATCGTACGACTCTTGTTGATCTCCACCATCGTATTCCCCGTAATCTATGGGTTCATCCATTTTCGGTGGGGGTGGATCATTTTGTTTCATCGGATTAGCGAACGTATCCATATCTTCCTGAAAAGCCACATGTTTGCGGGGTGGTGCTTTATGAATCTGCGAAGCGTTTCCAGGCCGATGCATAACTTGAGGCTTGGGAAAATCTAATTGAATTTCGTCAAGTACAGCCTGTTCACTGTCGTCGAGTTTCATGATAGAACCTCCTCGATCGAGAGTGATTTCACCGTCCATTACTCTCTATATTGAAACTAATCTTTTCTCTTTAACGCACTTTATAAAAAAATATCAGTAGACTATAAATGAAATTCAACAGCGTTAACCGCCGAACCGTACGAACCATCCTCATCGTTCTTGCCCTTTTATTGGTCCTGTCCTTTTTCTACCCTCCCAAGACCAGCATGTTCCAGCCCAGCCCAGTCACGGTCACCCCCGTTTCTGAGGAATCCATTCATAATCTCCCATCGACTGAGGAGTGCCTCGGCAACAGTGTTTACTCTACCAGCACTGGTGGTGTGTGCGGTGGTGGTAAGTTGGTCAGCGATCACGCCAACTATAAGATCGTCGATGGCATCGGACTTGCCTAGACTTTAATCTGAGTTAATATAAATGGCAGCTCAGCCAATTCTTTCAGATATTAATCATGAAATTCACACCGTCGTAGTTGATAGTGCTGGCCCCGATTTTGTGGTACATTTACCCACACCTTTGGATAATGTCATCCAGGCTCAATTAGTTTCGGCAGTGTTTACTTCCTCTGCTCAAACACAGACAGCTATTCATATAGGTATTGAAGAACTTCGAACCTTCTTTTCACAGCGTGCGAAAGCTGATCTAGACTCGTCTGCAGACAACCACTTAAACGGAGTTTTTGGAACCGTGGTCGGACCTCACGTTTCTCTCACTGGACTTTCAGCTGGAACTAAAGTAATTTCATTCAAAAATGAATATCCCATAAGCCAATATTATCATAATCCTATTCGAAAGTTAAGTCGTTTAACTTTTAATTTGGATAGAGAAAACGGAAATTCAGCTGATGTGTCAGCTTCGGTTTTCGTTTTCAAATTTGTTTGTAAAAATAAAAATTTAGGATGTTAGATTCCAGAGCGTCGCATACTCGTTAATTTAAAAATACTTTATAATAATAAGTATGTCTTCTGGAATCGTACAATTAATAGCTCTAGGCGCCCAAGATGAACACATCATGGGTGAACCTGAGATATCGTTTTTTACGTCCACCTTTAAAAGGCATTCTAACTTTTCACAGTCTATCGAAAAACAAACGATACAAGGATCTGTGAATGGTAATTCCATGTCGTCTATCCGGTTCGACCGAACTGGCGACCTCTTAGGATACACATATTTTACCATAGACGATGGTACCCAGGCTGTTGATTTACAAGACTGGGGTGAAGTCGTGAATAAGGTAGAATTATTAATTGGAGGTCAAGTTATTGATATTCAAGATCACAATTATACCGAAAAAATTGCTATTGATATGAACGCGCAGAATGTGAGTAAGAGTTCTAACGGTGTACACCCCGGTGCATCTGCTCGGTCTTATTTTTACCCTTTGCGGTTTTTCTTTTGCGAAGGGCCTCAATCCGCGATTCCTCTCGTATCTTTACAATATCATCACGTTGAACTACGGATTTATTGGGGTCCAAGTGCGGGAAACTATAACGTAGAAGCGTATTCAAATTATTATTATTTGGATAACGAAGAGCGTGGAATAATGGCTTCTCGTACTCACGATATTTTAATAACTCAAGTTCAGAAAAATATAGCTTCTAGCGAATTAACCCAAGAACTTATTTTTAACCATCCAGTAAAATATATCGCATGTTCAAATACAAATATGGAAAGTACTCTAACTTCCATAGATAATAAAATTAAAATTAGTATTAACGGAACAGATATAGGTATTTATAAATGGGCGAAACCACATTTTGTAGACGTGCAGAGCTATTATCATACAAATTTCGTAACGTCTCCGGATTGTTTCGTACATTGTTTCTGTCTAAATACAAGTTCCCTACAGCCTACGGGTAGCTTAAACTTCAGTCGACTCGATAGTGTTAAAATACATAGCGAATCTAGACCTTTGATTGATCCTATATACGCAGTAAATTATAACATACTCAGAGTGAATAATGGGTGTGCGGGGCTCATGTACGCAAATTAAAATCAGGAGTAATATTAAATGCCGAAGAACTTGAGTACCGTCGGTGGTGCCACGGAACTTCGCTTCGGTAAGAATTGTAGAGAAGATCAGGCTGACAACTCTGTCGTCATTAACGCGAGTAATGATAAGATCGACGCAACGAAAGCGAGTGGCTTTTACCTGACACCTTTAGAAATAGCTGCCAATTTTGCAGAAGATGGTACGGATGCGTCGACTAATACATTCGTGGCGTATAACCAAAGCACGAAACAACTTTTTAGAACTCAAATACCTATGACCTTATCTGGTCTCTCGGGTGCAAATCCAAGTGCTGGCGGTGATTTAAATGTTTCCGGAGATCTCGTCGTCACTGGAAATATAACGTCTGCGGGGCAAATAGCTAATATTTCAGTTGAGAATACAGTGTTCAAAGATGGACTCATCGAACTCGGTCTAGGAAACATTGATAGTGGTATAGAGATGGATCTGGGTCATGTCATGTCGCGACCCCCGGGTTTATCAAACGTCGCAGCATTTTATGACGAATCAGAGGATAAATATACTTTTTGTCATACCGTGACCACAGCTACAAACGCAACTGAAGTTAATATAAAAACGGATGAAGATTTAGATGTTCATATTCAAGGTACTTTAACCACTACCGGTAATGTATCTGTCGGAAATTTAATATTAGATGATTCCCATTCAAATGTCATACAAGCGAGTGGAAACATATACACAACTGGTAATGTATACATAGAAGGAGGTCTCGTGACAAATTCGGGAAGTGTATCTAAAAAAACATATAGTCATAAAAATGATCTTAACAAGGGTACAATCATATTAAATGCTACGGTAACATTAACTTTTACACATCACTCATTTTACGCAAAAATTATAGCACAACTTTTCGATGATAACAATGAAGAGGTCAGTACTATGATTCTGGATATAGCTGGTGGTAAGAGAGGTGGTGGCGCTTCTTCTAGTACACATATAGCTATGGGGCCTATGTCCATTTTTGGAAATGCGAGTACAAATCCATGGAGTTCGGAAGTTGTGACAACTGGTCATACGATAGCCATCAAACCTTCTACAGCTATACCGACCGGTGTTGGGGAACATGGAAAATATTCCATTTTCGTAGAGTATATTTCACATGAATCAGATGGAAAACTTACATCTATCAAACGTCTGCCAGTAACAGGTGATGAAGTTAATTTTGGATATTAAATATACATTCTCTCCAAACGACCTATTCGTCGTTTGCAAAGATGTTTTTTATGTTATTAAAGTATAAGAATGTCAACTCCCACGAGCGTTCAAATCATTCCCGGAAATTTGGTTTTATCAGGGAACGTAGATACCAATGACACCGATAATACATTTTGTATTGATCGTGCTAATGGTAGAGTTGGTATAGGTCAAGGTTTAACCAGTCTTGTTACCGATAGTAACGATTCAAATGTTTTACAAATATCTGGGGAAGTGAAAGCGACTAGATTTCATGGTGATGGTACTGGAATTACAGGACTTACCGATTCTAAATGGTTAGAGGATAACGACGATGTCAATAATATATATTATTCAGCCGGTAATGTCGGGATAGGTGGGACGCCATCTAGTACGAATAAACTTAAGGTTACTGGTGATATTTTGGCAAGTGGTAACGTTACTGCGTATTCAGATAGACGTCTTAAAAGTGATATAGTAAAGTTAAAAGATGCACTGAATAAAATAGATAAACTTAACGGGTATACATACGTAATGAACGATAAACCCTCCACCGGGCTTATTGCGCAAGAAGTTTTAGAAGTTCTTCCCGAAGTCGTACACGGTTCAGAAGAGACTACATATTCTCTCGCGTATGGTAATATGACCGGAATTATCATAGAAGCTATAAAAGAACTTCGCGAAAAGGTTTTAGAATTAGAAAATAAAATACAAAACTAATATATGAGTGTAAGTCTACAGGATTTAGCATATAGTTTTCCGACCGACGATTCTCGTTACACTGCACCTCACAGTATGAGTGAATTTTATGATGTACCCTTTTCAGATGGTTCATCTAGCAACGTTTCCGGTCAAATATCATTAAACGATTTTCGCGCTACCGGGGGAGGGCTTAAAACTGTACAATTAACTACTTATACGTATGGAACATACTCCGATTATGCGTCGGCTGATTTATTACCACCCGTTATGACGTCTTTATCACAAGGTGGATATACAATATCTGGAATTAAACGAGCCGGTGGTACAAGTGGTACTAGTGGTTTTGGTGTCGATAAAGCTTTTAATAGGAATTTTGGAACACGAACAGTCGGTAACAATTGGAACGGTGGACTTTCTCCGGGTGGGGGGTGGGTTCCATCGTCGGCGTACCCTCACGGTGAACCGACATACGAGGGTCCATCTACAACTTGGACAGGTGTTGGAACTCTTACAGGGCCTTGGTTAAGAGTAGATTTACCAACCGTCAAAACCTTAATAGGTTTAGTAATACGACCAACCGGAACTGCGGTGCTAGTAAAAAAACCGAGATTATTAGGGAGTAACGATGGAACTAACTGGAACATGGTTTGGGAAACCGACGATCTTATACAATCTCCAGAATATAGTGGGAATTTTTCGGGGTTTGGTGGAAGTGGTCCCAACGTAGTGTTATTTACACCTTCGGGGTCGTATAGTAAATATGTTTTCCAATGGCTCGGGAACCACTTTGATGGACATTATCTTCCTCGCATGTGTCAGCTTAATCTCATAATTTAATCATTACCTCACATAAAATGCACTACATTTTATCTAAGCTAATATAAATGGTACAGACGACGAGCCATATATTTTCAGGG